ATGAGATTCTCCGAAAATTTGAAGGTTCTGCGCAAGAACAACGGAATGACGCAAAAAGAACTTTCGCAAGCGCTTGGCGTTGCGCTCAGCACGGTTGCTATGTGGGAAACGGGCAACAGAAAACCCGATCTCGAAATGCTCCAACATATAGCGAAGTATTTCAACGTGTCCGTGGATACGCTTTTTATGGAAAACGAGGAACTCGGCGACGATTATCTGCTTGACTCCGAAATGTCCGCAAGAATAACGCCGAACACCCGCCATTTGAACGAGGACCTTGCGGAACTCCGCGAAATGCTCCGTACCAGACCCGAAGTAAAGATGCTTTTCTCCGCGTCGAAAAACGCAAGCAAGGAAGATATTGAAAGAACCGTTGCGATAATTGAAGCGTTGAAGCAGAACAAGAGATAAATGAACGAAATTTACGTCCGTCTGCTCGCGCTTCCGATGACCATACGCGGCGTTACCGTCACGGACGACGAGGGCGACTACAATATTTATATAAACTCTTCGCTGACGCCCGACCAGCAAAAACTTGTGTTGAAACATGAGATGACGCATATCGAGCGCAACGATTTCGACAGTTTTTCGGACATATTCGAAATCGAAGACCTTGACCCTTGACTTTTCATCGGTTTGGGGGTATAATAGTCAAGACGGAGTAAAAAAGTATACATTCTCCGTCAAGTCAACAGCGAAAGGAATATGACCGATGAGCGAATGCACTCACAACTGTTCGACCTGCGGTGAAAACTGTTCTTCAAGAAACACGCCGCAGAGTCTTTTGGAACCTGTAAATTCATTGAGCACGGTCGGTAAGGTCTATGCGGTAGTCAGCGGCAAAGGCGGCGTGGGTAAATCCACCGTCACTTCACTGCTTTCCGTTATGACCGCGAAAAAAGGCTTTAAGACCGCCGTTCTCGATGCGGATATTACGGGACCGTCAATACCGAAAATGCTCGGAATAAATGAACGCGCAATGGCGGACGACAACGGAATTTATCCGGGCGTCTCAAAAAGCGGCGTTCGCGCAATGAGCCTTAATATGCTTGTTGAGGACGAGACGACTCCCGTTATTTGGAGAGGTCCCGTCATTGCGGGAACCGTCAAACAATTCTGGACGGACGTTATCTGGGGCGACATAGACTGTATGTATATAGATATGCCTCCGGGAACGGGCGACATACCGTTGACCGTATTCCAATCCATTCCCGTTGACGGCATTATCATAGTAACGTCTCCGCAGGACCTTGTTTCCATGATAGTGGACAAGGCTGTGAACATGGCGGAAAAGATGGATATACCCGTTATCGGACTTGTTGAGAATTACAGTTACTTCCGCTGTCCCGATTGCGGAAAAGAACATCATATTTTCGGCGAAAGCAGTATCGCCTCGATTGCGGAAAAGCACGGACTTCCCGTTCTTGCCCGTCTGCCCATCGACCCGCACCTTGCGGAACTTTGCGACGCGGGACGCGTGGACGAATATGAGACAACGGCTCTCGACAAAGCGCTTTCCGAACTGCTCGGCGACAAAGCTGAATAAAATCATATAAACAGCGCAAGCGGCGACCGTTTCGGTCGCCGCATTCTTTCTGCATAGTAAAACTCATTTCCAATAATGTTTTCAACTCTTGCCCTAATACAGGAGAAATTCTCTCATTGTTCCAATATGCTATGTACTCTTCCAGTCGGTTGATGAATTCATCCACCGATTGGATTTTTTCACCCAAAAACATATCAACCTTTAATCTTCCAAAAAATCCCCCATTAAACTGTTATCCAATCGGTTTCCTCTTCGGGACATACTTTGTTCTAAACCAGGCTCTTTAAACAGCCGTTGATATTCTTTCATTTTGTCCGGAGGTACTGAATGATTTGCTTTGGAATTGATGTCGCAAAGGACAAGCACGACTGTTTTATTATGAATTCAGAAGGCGAAGTCCTCGCAGATGTTTTTACTGTTTCTAACAGTAAAGCAGTTTTTGAACATCTTCTTTAAGTGAATTTGTTTCTTCTTTCTCGCTCTTATGTGGTTTTATTACCTGCAAATCAGTTCACATATATTTCTTCCATCGTATCAAGACAGACGCAGCCTAATGGGTTTCCAAACACAGCCCCGCAATCCGTTGCGATATGATTATTGCCTTTCCAGATACGTCCTTTATAATCAGGGTCAATAAGTCCCGTCGGGGTATGCCCCGTCACTAAAACAGTATCCTTGAAGTATACTTTTTCATAATCGGGCTCTCCGATTATAAAATCAGTTATTCTGCATCTGTCTGACCGAAGCATTTTTTCTTTTTCCGGAACGGTGTGAGAAAGGTGGTACTTTTTACCGTTTATCTCAAGTTCCCTGCGAAAAGGCAGCGAACCGAGAAATGTCAACACCTTTTTCTTCTGATCTTCATCAATTTCAAGAAACGACCTAAATGTTGTCTCTCCTCCGTCCGAAAGCCACAGCTGAAAAGCCTCCGTTAAGGAATCGACGGTACGTTCACCGTGCCGGGCTGCGAAATACTTCAAGAGCAGATATGCTTCGTGATCGTGGTTTCCTCGCAGACATACTACGTTTTTTCTTGAAACCAGATCAAGTATTATTTTTATTCCCCCGTCACCTCTGTCCACCAGGTCTCCGAGTATATATAACATATCATCGTCTTTGAGTTTCAACCTGTTAAGCAACGCCCTGTATTTATCAAAGCAGCCGTGAATATCCGAAGCGACGTAAATCATATATTATCCGCACTTTTTTCCGAAAGTTCTCTGCGTATGTCCATAAGCATATTGCCGAGCAAATTCCGAGCCTTTATGCTTTGACATTTTTCACATACACAATGTCCCCATTTGTTATCATGCCAGCGGTTGCCTTCCTCCAGATAATCTTCTCCCGTTGCAATAAGCATTTTTGCAAGCTCGGGAACGGAAAACTTTGCTTTCAGAATATCTTTCATAATTTCAACCGAAAGACTATCCCAATCGGCGGGAAGATCAGGCTCTTTTTTACCCATACGCTTTGCAACAACAGGGTTTTTGACAAGAGTATATTTTACTTTGTCCTCTTCATTCATACACTTTTGAGCCTGAAAAGCGGCCTCCGCGTTGGGATATGTCAGCCCTTTGTACTCAAAGGGATACTGGTAAAAATTTGATAAAAAGTAATAGCAGCCTCTGAAAGATGATATTTTCTGCATGTTTTTTCTCCTCGGTTTCAGTTTTTATTGTTGCGGCTCTTGTTGCAACCATTATACGATATATTATGTACCAAAATAGGGAGACGAAAAACAGATAATACGCGTCCCCGAAGTAAAGCACCTTCGGAGGCGCGTATCATCTTCATTGTCCGTTCTATTGTTAAAACACGGTTGTATTGCGTATCCCGTCAACAATATCCGTTTTTTCGGTTGACAGCGGCGGCTGTCATCTAAAATCCGCCGTTTGCGCCGTCGTTTGCTTATTTATACTTCTTCAATCCGTTTTCAAGAACATCTTTTATCCGGGTCCTCAGCGATTTCGGAGAAATTATCTCAACATGGTTTATGTACTGCAAAGCCCAATACTCCATGGCGTTCGGGCTTGCCTTTATGCTGACGCTGACCTTGTTTCCGTCATCGGTTTTCATAATGCGGGCTTCTGTGCCGAACCAGTCCACAATCTGGTCAATGATGCCTGCGTCTGCGATAAAATCAATGCGTTCCTGCCTATCCGTGTACATATACGGCATATTTGAGGCAAGCTCTTTATAATTGATACCGTTCTCGTAGCCCTTCACGTTTTTTAACGGAGTTATTTTTTTGTCGGTAACGGTCATGTTGGTAATATGATCCAATCGGTGGAACACCATATTGCCCCAATATTCGCTGTAAGCCATAAGGTAATAGCGCTGATTGTGAAGAATCATCTGATACGGGCTGACATACTGATGAGAAGTTTTGTGCAGCTTCTTATCTGCGCCGTATTTATTGTAATCGTAATGCAGCTGTTTTCCCTCTTCTATGGCGGCGTCGATGAGCTCAATGTTATAAAAAAGCGCCTGATTGTCGGTTTTGCTCCAATCATTGACGGAATAGATATGCTTGACGCTGGATTTGAAATACTTGTTTGAAAGGGCGCAAAGGCGATCGATCAAGTCCTTGGAATGTTTTGCCGTAATATGCTTGCTGCTGAGCACACCGTCGATCAGCATGTGAAGCTCGGCATCCTCAAAATCGCGATAGTCAAGATAGCTCCCCGCCCGTCTCGATTCAATTTCAACGCCTGCCTCTTTAAGCAAAGATATATTGCGGCTGATGGCTTTGCGCTCTATCACGATGCCGTAATCGTTTTCAAGGCGGCGGGCTATATCCTCCTGTGTCAACGGGTGGTCATAGTCGCTGTGCTCCTTAAAAATCTGCCATATCCTTATCAGCGCCAGTTTTTTCGGTTCGAATTCTGCCATTTTCACGCCCCTCTTTTCTTATATTATATCATTTTCCCCGAGATCGGTTTTATCAAGTTTTTTCATATCGTACCACGGTCAATACGTCCGTTTCGGCGCATTTTTTTCGTCCGTCGGCGTCAATCCGCGAAAACTCAAAAACGCAGGCAAAAAGTTTATACTTTTTTTCAGTATATCACAAACTGCTCAACATTACAAGTATTTGAGCGTTTTTTCAAGCATTATAAAAAGTTTTACAATAAGTGCGAAAGGTTTTTAAGACCTTACCGCACTTATTTTTTTATGGCTTTTGCCTATAACGAGGATAGAGCAACGCAGAGGTGCGACTCGAGCGCGTTATAGGATTTTAGCATAAGGGAATAGAGGGCGGGCGCGCCCGCCCTCTGCTCTCAAAACAAAATGAAAGGAGTAAACGTAATGACGTGCCGATACCTCACATACGAGGACAGAAAGAGCCTTGAGGCTCTTTACGCCGACAGCGTAAGCCTTACCGACATTGCCTCCGAGCTCGGAGTACACCTTGCCACCGTTTACAGAGAACTAACGCGCGGCGGCACGGGCGAGCTTGACAAAAACGGGCGTAGCGGTTATAGCGCAGAACTCGGGCAAAAGCGCGTTAGCGAAAATTTCAAACGCCGCGGCAGACGAGCGGCAAATAATAATAAAACGGAGTGATTTTGTTATGAAACACATTTTATCTTTTAGCGGAGGTAAAGACTCTACGTACCTTGCAATTTACCTTGTAGAAAACAGCTATCCGCTCGACGAAGCGGTTATGTTTGATACGGGCTGGGAATTTCCGCAAATGTACAAACATATTGAAAAAATGCGCGCTTATTTAGAAAATCACGGTGTAAAGCTCACAGTATTAAAACCAAAACGCAGTTTTGATTATTTAATGACCGAAAAACTCGTGAAAGAGCGCAACGGCGGAGGCTGTCATTATGGCTACTCCTGGTGTGGGTTAAAAGGGTGCCGTTGGGGTACTACTGAAAAAACCGCAGCTCTCGACGAATACTCACAAAGAAACGACGGAGCTATTGTGTATATAGGAATTGCAGCAGACGAGTCCGAACGACTCGAAAAAGAACGCAAATCTTTTAAGCGTTTCCCGCTCGTTGATAATGGAATTACCGAGGCGGAGTGTTTGACAGGTTGCTACGAACGAGGGTTTACCTGGGAGGGGCTATACGAAAAATTAGACCGTGTAAGCTGTAAGTTTTGTGCGTTGAAAAACCTAAAAGAGCTCCGAAATATTTATTTTGATATGCCCGAGGTTTGGGAGGAATTAAGAGAAAAACAAAAGCTAACAGACAAGCCGTACAAAGGCGACGGAAAAAGCGTGTTTCAGCTTGAGGCTCGCTTTAGGCTCGAAAAAGAACGTCAAGACGCAGGCTTATCAATTACAAATAGAGAGTTTTACTCTTTACTAACAGAGCGATTAAAGGAGGCGTAAAAATGACAGAGCAAAAAGAACGCCTAAAAAAACTATACGCCATCGCCTTGCGCGGCGTTGGCGGAGAAAAAGAGCAAGCCCAGGCTATACTCGATAAACTGCTTAAAAAGTATGCTATGACGCTTGACGACCTCGACGACGAGGTTATACAAGAGTACGACCTAGAGTATCACGGCAAAGAGCAAGACCGTATTTTAATGCAGACCGCATATAAAGTTACGGACGATAAAAACGCGTTCAACCACTTGCAATATAACCATAGCGGCAGAGCTTGCCGTACTCGCCTACGCGTGCGCTGCACCGCTGCTCAAAAGGCAGAGATAGAGTTTTTGTTTAGCTTTTTTGTAAGGCTTTGGGAAAAAGAAAAAGAGGCTTTGTTACAAGCGTTTTTTCAAAAGCACCGAATTTTTGGAAATCTCAAAGACGGAGAAAGCGGAGCGGAGCTTTCTCCCGAGGAATTGTTAAAGCTCGAGCTTATGATGAAAGGGCTATCGGACGAAAAGCCATTAAAGCAGCTCACGGGCGGAGCGGGAGGTGTTTAATAATGCCGAGTGTATGGTGTTATAACGAGGAGTGTAAATACCTCAAAGGCAACGAATGTATGGCGGATATGATAGAGCTTGACGAGTACGACGCTTGCGGCACCTTTGAAAACTACAAAGACGACAAGGAGTACAAAGCCGAATACTTCATAGCCGTAAATACGAAAGACAAAAGGCGCGGGCGAGCAGCAAAGAGAGGAAAGAAAATTACAATTAACGGAATTGAATTTTTTACAGACTCTCCGCCACTCGAGGGAGAAAACGCTATATACATTACGCACGCTCGAACAGGGTTAGCTTGCGGCACCGTTGAATTAGTTAAAAAGCATTGGGAGCAGTTTATAAAAGCTCAAGAGAAAGTCGCAGATATAAACACGCTGCCTCTTGCGGAATATGACGAAAAATCACGTAAGTATTTAATAAAGGAGGTATCGCAATGTGCAAAACCGTAAAATGCCCGCAATGCGGACACGAATTTACACCCGAGAGGGCTATTAAGTCGGGAGCCTGGACTCCCGAGGAGGACGAGCTGTTACTGAACGGCTACAAAAAGGAGCGAAAAACCATTGCCGAGCTCTCGGACGAGCTTAACCGTTCCCAGGACGCAACCCGCAACCGCTTATTTGTCCTCCGAGGCGGAGGCAAGCCTAAAGGCGTTACGGCAAGCGTGCAGCTCACGGCAAAAGAATACGACGAAATGAGAGCGGCACGCCAGGAAGTTAAGAGCGCCCGAAAGCTCGTAGAGCAAGCAAAAGACACCGAGCGCGAGCTCGCCGCCTTTTACGCTCTCGGCAAGCAGCTTATAAACGCAAGACAAAACAAGCGAGTAATCGCTCCTCTGTTTGAGGAACTCGAGCAGCTCGTTAATGCCTACAAGTTTTAGGAGGCAAACTGTGCGGGAATACAGACGTAAAGAATTACGCGAGAGGGAGCGCCTCGGCTACTCGCGTATATCGGCGGGGCGGCAATGCTGCTACATAATCAAACAAGCAGCCGCCGCAAAACTGCGGGACTTTCGCTCCCGCTTTAAGCTATGGACTACGAGAGGCAAAAGCTGTAAGCGCTGCTGCTTATGGTGTAAATATTTCGGCTATTGCAGCCCCGATTTTAATAACGATAAGGAGTAAAAGTTATGAACAACAATATTTTACGCGCCATTGAGTCGCTTTGCGACGATATAGCCACCGACAGAAACATAGAGAATAACCAAAAGAGAGCAAATGCAATTTTAACTCTTGCTTTCGGCGGGATATTCACGCCCGAGGAAATCGAGGAGGACTACACCGAGGACGACTCCGCAGCGGGAGCGGAAAAAGATAAAATCAAATTCCCGAAACCTGGCGAGCAATTCGAGTATAACGGCGTTAAGTTTACCGCTCTCGGAGAGGAGCAGGGCGGCGTACTCGCCATTGTTTCAGAATTGCTCGAGGACAAAATGCCGCTCGACGAAAGCAATAAAAACGACTGGCGCACCTCCTCGCTCCGTAAATACCTTAACGGAGAATACCTCGAACAATTCAACCGCGGCGACCTCCTCCCGTTTGTATCGGACTTGACCTCCGACGACGGTATGAAAGACTACGGCACCGCCGAGGATTACGTTTTCCTCCTCTCGTGCGACCTTTACCGCAAATACAGAGGGTTTGTGCCGCGCTTTAATAATTGGTGGTGGACGCTTACGCCCTGGACTTGCAACCCGTCCACCGCGGGCCTCGCGCGCATTGTCTACTCCTCGGGCGAAGTGAACTACATCAGTGCGTACGTCAGTGGCGGCGTAGCCCCCGCTTGTCTGTTTAATCCTAAAATCTTTGAATAATCCGCCTCGATAGAGGCGAGAAAGTGAGGACGTTATGGAGCATATAAAAATTGAAAAAGACGGCTCTATGTCTATTCCCGCGCCTGGTAATATGAAAATCACGGTTGAAATGACCGAGGGGCTCTTTGAGGAGTTTTTGCAATTCCGAAAGAGTAAAGATAGCTACGAAAACAACGCCGCCCGAGAAATAGAGAGCTTGCGCCGCCGTATGGAATTTTTAGCAAAAGCGGTTATTGACTCGGTGGAGGGCAAAACTGCCAAAGCGAAAAAAGAGGCTAAAGAGGAGGCTCTCGAGCTTGCTAACGATTGGTTTTGTTGAGAGGTGCCCGTATGACGAACGAGGAATTAAAAGCCGCTCTCGTCAGCGGGTGCCCCGTAGAAAGCGGCGGAATTGTATATAAGTGCGTTTCGGCTATCATTTACCGATACCGCAACGGGAAACTTGACATTTCCGCCGAGGTTACAGACTATTGCGGGCACAGTATTTCAATCATAAGCCCCGAGCGGGCAAAAATCGCAGAAAGCGAGGTTAAACAATGAACGCAATTATTATAACGGCGATTATCTGCGCTACCCTGGTTTTACTCACACTTATAAATAAAAAGAAATAGGAGGCTTTGCTATGACTTCGGCAAACGGAAACAGACAGCACAGGACAAGCTCGGCTCCGAGCGACAGCAAAAGAGCCGCTCGCGGAAAATGCAAGCGGCAATTTATTACCTTTATTATATGTGTATTCCTCGTGGGAGGAATTGCAGGAGGGCTCATTGTCGGAGGAGTACAAGCCCTCGGCGGGAATGACGCAAAAGAGCAACCGCCCTACGGCACACGCGACGGCAAAAGCGTAACAGAAAACGGCGAGCTTATGCTCATACAAGACGCGGCGGGTTTTACCCCTCTCGATTGCGAGCTTTCGGAGGAACTGCAAGAGTTTACATATTATATGTGCCGCGCCTATTATATCGACTTTGACTTTGCGATGTCGCTTATGTTCTCCGGGTCCTCGTTTAACGCCGCCGCGGTAAGCCAGGACGGGCACGATTTCGGCTTAATGCAAATAAGAGACTGTAATAACGATTGGCTCAAAGAGGAGCTCGGCGTTACCGATATGCTCAACCCTTACGAGAATATCCGAGCGGGTTTATATATCCTCCGCGGGCTCTTTGAAAAGTACAACGACAGCTCAAAGGTTGTTATGGCGTACAAAATGGGCGAATACGGAGCCTCGGTACTTTGGGACAAAGGCGTATACGAAACGACCGCCTCGCAGCGGGTGCTCGCCCAGGCGGACAAATTCGCCGCAGAGAGGAACGGCAGCAATGAACAATAAAATAATACTTTCAATTCACCACAAATACAGCGAGCTGATTTTAACCGAAAAAAAGACACTCGAAATACGAAAAAGCGCCCCTCGGCGCGGAGCCTGGAGCGGCGGAGCAAAAGACATCGTATTTTTATATGAAACAAAAGCGGACGGCGGAGCGGGCGCGGTTGTTGGCTTTTTCTCTTGCGGTGCTTATGAGGCAACAAACGCTTTTACCTTGCACGATTTCAACGGCAAAGAGGAATTACGCCGCAGCTTTATAACGCGCTCTTGCTTAACCGAGGACGAGCTCGTAGCATACGCCCAGGACTCCGCTATTTACGGTTGGCGGGTAAATATGGTTGTACGCTTTCCGAAACCTCGCCCGCTCTCGGACTTCGGCTTAACACGCGCTCCGCAGAGTTGGCAATATTTGAAGTAAATAAAAAGGGCTTATCAAGCCGCAAACTTGATAAGCCCCGTAGCGCCTTTGTGCTACCGATTAACTATATATAAGTATAGCACAACGGCAGCGAAAAGTCAATAGTTAAGCACGGAACGAGCGGCTCTATTTCGGGCTCGTAATGGATAATAACTTAACGACCAAACAGAGCACACGGCACCCAGAGGAGATATAACCCGTCCTACCTCAAAAAAATAATTATTTTCTTTGTGTGTGTGGAGAGAGGCGGAGGAGCGAGGGGGTGCTCGCAGCGTTGTTGAAAGAGTGCGTAAACTCGTAGAGTTTTCCACGCTTTCAATAATGCGGAGAGTAGGGGGAGAGAGGAGGTGCCTCTCTCTTTAAGGCGGGCTCCGTCCCGCCGCTCTCTTGCTCCTCTCTCCCCCTTTATTGGCTTTGAAATGCAATTACCTTTTGAGGTTAGCGCAATTTTGATAATTCAAAGGTCGTCAGCAGCAAACGCTCGCTCGGCAAATTCCCTTATGGAAAACTAAAGCGTTAAACCTCGGGGCTTGGGGCAGAGCCCCAAAAGGAAACAACGGAGGTAAAACTATGCGCTGTCTATACAGAGAAAAAATACATAAATGCGGCGAGTTTTTGGAAGTCGATATTTTCCCCGTTTTTGAATATCAACGCGGGCGCAGCAAGAAAAGAAAACCGACAACAGAAACACAGCAGCGATTAAACCAACGTAACGCCGAAAGAAAGCTCACGCGCCTACTGAACACGAATTTTACAAAGCGCGATATACGCTTTGATTTAACATATAGCGACGAGAATTACCCCGAAACGCCCGAGAACGCACAACGGCAAATGCAAAATTTCCTCCGTCGCGTTAAGCGTTACCGCGCAAAGCATAATTTGCCCGAGCTTAAATACGTTGCCGTTACCGAGGTGGGAAAAGAAAACGGGCGGCTGCACCACCATATCGTTATGAGCGGCGGCGTTGATATAAACACCCTTGCGGAAATATGGGGCAAAGGCTATACGACGGCAAAGCCGTTACAGTTTGACGAGTTCGGTATAACGGGCATTGCGGTATATCTCGTAAAAAGCCCGATACTCGGCAAGCGTTGGAGCGCGAGCCGCAACCTCGAGCAGCCGAAAACGTCCGAACGCGACGGCAGAATACCGCAGTACAAAATACGCGAGTTTGGAAACAGCGGCAACGACAACCGCGCAGAGCTTGAGCGTCTTTATGAGGGCTACGCCCTGGCAGACTGCAAGCCGTATTACAACGAAATCAACGGCGGCTATTATATAACCGTCCGTATGTATAAAAAGCCCGCTCCGAAACGGAGCAGAAAGCGAGGGAAACTATGACGCAAAAACGAGAGGAGAAAAAGAAAATGTCAATGTATATCTTTCCCACCGTCCTTATAGCGCTTGACATGGGAGCGGCTGTTATGTGCTTTATCGGCAAGGACTACAAAAAGGGCGTATACTGGCTCGCTGCGGCGGTGCTGAATATATGCGTAACTTTTTAACGGAGGTAAAACTATGAATTACTTTAAGGCAGCGGAGCAAGTGCTCTCCTCTGTCCCTACTCTCGAGCGGGCATTGGAGAATTTACAGCATAGGCGCGATAGGCTGATAGAAAGCGGAGCTCCTCGGGAGCCTGGCGCGATTGATTACAGCAAGCCGTTTACGGACTCGCATTACGTAAGCGACACTCTTAACGAGCTTTTGGAGCTTACCGAGTGCTCGCGCAATATTGCGGAAACGCAGCGCAAGCTCGCAGAAATTAAGGGCATTATCGACCAACTGAAAGACGAGTATAAAAAGCTCGTCGTTTTGTGGTACCTCGAAAAAAAGCCGAAAGAGGCAGTTATGGAGGAGCTATACATACAGTCATTAAGCACCGTTTATGACCTCCGTAACCGCGCCGTAGCGGAGTTTGCTTTGCTCTACTTCGGCGGCTCTGCCCTGGGCTCAATTTAGGCAATCGAAATAAAGCCGTATAGAAACTTGCTTTAAGCCGTGCTAAACTGATACCGTAGAAATAGACGGTAAGGCGGGCGGCTTATAGCTGCTCGCTTTGTCGTTGTATCGGGAGCAAATATAACTCACTATACGGCGGAGAGGGCGGGACGCTGTTATATGCAAGATTTCGCAAAGGCATTTTATTTAAGCAAAGCCTGGCGCGATACCAGGGAATATATATACAAGCGCGATATGGGCTTATGCGTTCGCTGCGGCAAGGCGGGCGCAATAGTCCACCACAAAATATATTTAACGCCGCAGAATATAAACAATCCCGCTATCACACTATCGGAAGATAACCTCGAGTTGCTATGCCGTGAATGTCACGCCATAGAACACGAGGGACAGCTACCGACAGCAAGCGGGCTTATGTTTGACTCCGAGGGAAACCTCGTAGAAAAGGAGGGTAAGTATGGGAGCTGATGTATGCGAGCTCGTAGTATATACGCAGAACGGAGCAGTTACGTTCCAGGTCAAGGCTACGGCTGATAACTTTGAGGACAGAGTAGCCGAGGCGCTCGAGGAGGGCACCGTTATTCTCGAGCTTGTGGACGGCGGGAAAATTATTCTCTGCGCGATTAACGTTGTAGCAATCGAGGTACACGCAGCGGCAGAGAGCAGCAATTCCTCTGTAAAAAATTTCACTGCTACACCCCCCACTTAAAAAAAGCTATATGCCTTTTAATGAACCGTGTTTAAGCCCCTTTTATGACCGCCCCAGGCGTGTATAACCCCCCTACCCTTACAGACAAAAGAAAGGAGAAACAGCGTGGACGATACATTATATGCGCGACAGAAAAAAGAGCAGAACAGAATTAAGAAATTGTATAAAAATCTGCCGAAAGATAAGCTCGAAATTGCAAAAAAACTAATGGAAAGAGCCGCCTATATGCTCGTTTCTCTCGAGGATATGGAGGAAAAAATCAACGAGGACGGGCTCGTAGTTAAAATGCCGCAGGGCTCCTACACTATCGAGCGAGCGCACCCGTTATTACAGCCGTATAACGCTATGGTTAAGAACTACAACGCCACCTTAAAACAGCTCAACGACCTACTGCCGAACGCAGACGCAGAGGCAGCGGGACAGGCGCTTATGATGTTTGCAACCAAACCGAGCAGGGCGGCAAAATCGGGTTGAATTGGGTAAAAGAATACTACCGCCGCATAGAGTGCGGCGACATAGTAACGAGTAAGCGGGTTAGAGCTGTTTACTCGCGGCTCGTTGCCGAAATGGACGCAGCTAACGACGACTCGCCGTATTATTTCGACGAGGAAACAGGCGAGCGTCCTATTTTGTTTATCGAAACATTTTGTAAGCAGTCCCAGGGCACCATAGGCGCGCCGCTTGAGCTTGAGCTATTCCAAAAAGCATATATACAACTGCTTTTCGGTTGGCTCGAAAAAGAAACGGGCTACCGCCGTTTCCGTGAAACAATGTTTTTATGCGGACGAAAAAACGGCAAGTCTACGTTGCTTTCGGGCATTGCCCTTTATATGCTCATTGCAGATTATGAGGGCGCGGCGGAGATATACTCCGTTGCGACAAAAAAAGACCAGGCAAAAAAGGTATTGACCGAGGCTGTCAATATGGTTAAGCAGTCGCCCGAGCTGCGGGCGGTTGTCAAAAAGCGCAGAAATGATATTTATTTTCCCGCGACCTCCTCTATCTTTGAGGCGCTCGCGTCGGACTCCAACACCCTGGACGGCTTAAACTCTCACGCCGTTATAATCGACGAGCTGCACGCAATCCGCGACCGCAATTTGTACGAGGTTATGAAACAGTCTACCTCGTCGCGCCGTCAGCCTCTCGTTGTTATGATAACGACCGCTGGCACCGTGCGCGAGTGCATTTTCGACAATATGTACGAGCTTGCCGCAGACCTTGCGGACGGTAAGAAAAAAGACGATACCTTTTTGCCGATACTCTACGAGCTCGACAGCCGCGACGAGTGGACTAATCCGCAAATGTGGATTAAAGCTAATCCAGGGCTCGGGAAAATCAAGCAGTATAAAACGCTCGCTAACTTTGTTGAGAGGGCGAAAAACTCGCCCGCAGACTTACCAGGCGTTCTATGCAAGGATTTTAACATACGCGAAAATGAAAGCGCCGTATGGCTTTCCTTTGAGCAGATTAAAAACGCGGCGACGTTTGCTATTGACGACGTTTACAATACCTACGCTATCGGCGGTTGTGACCTCTCGGCTACAACCGACCTTACAGCGGCAACGCTGCTTATACGCAAGCCGAACGACAAAACGGTTTACGTTTTGCAGCAGTATTTTTTACCGCAAGCCCGCGTTGAGCACCTCGAGGAGAAAAACACAAACGAGGCACCCTATCGGATATGGGCGGAGCGGGGCTTG